AACTATTTGTACTATTTGTATGGAAAATCAAGTAAATTGGTTTATTGATCCATGTGGTCATACACTTTGTACAAATTGTAAAGATAAAACTGAAAATACTATAAATTGTCATTATTGTAGAACTACTAAAACAAAATGTTGTAAACTTTATCTTTAAAAACTTTTTAAAATTTAACTTTTATGGGAAGTTTAGGTGCAATTTGATATTCAAATGCTACTGCTAATAATGATTTGGCAATTTCTTCTACAACAGGAAATGATTGATCTTCAATATATAAACTTGGGACAAATTCTACTTCATTAACAAAAAATGTAAATGGTACATCTTTTAGACCAGACCCAATATCTATTCGAGTTAAAATTGGAAATTGATAAAGACTTGGTAATTTTAATTTTGGTAACGAATTCATAACATGTTTAGAAAATTTCATTATATAATTCCACTGATCTGTAGGAACCTTATAATTACCACCTTCTTGAACTGGGGTTTCTACTAACTGATTTGTTGTGACAACAGTATATGCATATATACCATCTATGAAATAGGTTCTGTATTCAGGATTACTTTTATCAAATCCAGGTATATATTCTTGAATTACTATAGATTTATATTTTGGAATATTCTTAGCAAGATACTTTTTAATACGACCTTTTTGACTATCTATACCATCAGAATCACAACTTTCACAATTTTTATTTGTTACAAACTTAGCAAAATCTTTTGATTCCTGACCATATACTGGTTTAGCAATAACAGATTCCCATTTATTTCTATTTATCTTTTTAATTAGTTTATTTACATAACTTTCTGAATCTCTTTTTAACCATTTATTTTTAGTAATACAATAAGTAGGAGCAACAGGTATATTTTTTTTAGCTAAATATTTATAATAACTACATTTATTATTAATAAATTTTTGATAATCATATGGAGGATATACATTATTGCTATTTTTTAACACATTTTTAAATTTTTCAAATTTAGATTTATCACTCAAATGGAACGATTCTAGAAGATCATATATAATAATATAATTTAAATCATTTTGCTGAAATCTTTTTATACTTATTTCATCAGGTGTGATATAATCAACAATTATTTTAACACTTTGATTTCCACTTGCAGAAATATGTTCAAGGTATACACCTATTGCAACATCTGCTGGAACGCACCGTTTATTTTTTTTAATAATAGTAAAGGGGTCATACTTTTCTTCATTTAATATATGAAGCCATGGATGTTCTTTAGAATTAACGCAATAAAGTTCATCTTTTTTCATTTCTGCCTTTTTATAATTTAAAACTATACCTATTTTTATCGAAAGCTCCATAATTTAAAATTACTTTTATTTTTTTTTTAGATTTATTTTTTTCGTTATCACTTTAAAATTAATACATTAACGGTTATCAATGGATGGATAAAATAAGTTGTATTGTTTTACTTAGAGCTCTTTTTATATTTAATTTAATTGATAAAGGATGGTCAGTCCGTAAATGCAAACATTCAAAAAACACATTTGAAGTATTTAAAAATGTTAAAAAAGAAAATTTTAATTTCTTATAAAGAATTAAAATAAAAGTAATTTAAAAAGATGGGTGGTGCTTTGGTTCAGTTGGCGGCTTATGGATCTCAAGATGTTTACCTCACTACAAACCCACAAATTACATTTTTCAAAGCAGTCTACCAACGATCTACAAATTTTGCTATGGAATCTATTATTCAACTTATAGATGGAACTATTAATTTTGGTGGAAATATTACAGTTGTTGTTGCTAGGAATGGAGATCTTTTAGGTAATATTGTTCTACAAGTGGCACTCCCCGATCCTAAACAATATATTGTTGATCCTGAAAGTTACGATTATTTTGGGTGGATTTCTGGTATAGGAAACTATCTTATTAAATATGTATCTATAGAGATAGGTGCTCAACAAATTGACGAGCAATATGGACAATGGATGGATATTTGGTCTGAACTTAATTTAAATGCTTCTCAGTACAATGGATATTCTCAAATGGTTGGTAAAAACAATAATGTATGGGAACCTTATGATGTTAGTGTAGAGCCTGGCTCAAGACTCTTTGTACCTCTTCAGTTTTGGTTTTGTCGTAATCCAGGTTTAGCTATACCTATTATTGCCTTACAATATCATGAAATAAGACTCAAATTAACTTTTGAAAAATTTGAAGATATAGTTGTAGCAGTTAAGGATGGAGAATATAAAAAAGTAACTCTTAATGGAATAAATCCACAATTTACAAATTTTCAAATGTTTAATACTTATTATTACTTAGATACTGTAGAAAGGCGCAAATTTGCACAAAATGCACACGAATATCTTATAGAACAAATACAATCACAATCTGGAAATGTTCAAAGTCTAACGGGTGAAAATAATATACGCCTTAATTTAAATCATCCTAGTAAGGAACTCGTTTGGGTTTTTAATAGAAATGGAACATCTGCTCCTAATAATGATTTTAGTATAGGAAATGAAATTATATCTAATGGTACACCTGCACAATTTGCACCACTTTATTCTTTTAAATTAATTATTAATGGAACCGATCGCTTTAAGGAACGTCCTGGAGAATATTTCAGACTTGTTCAAAATTATGATCACCATACAGGTATTCCAAGTAATTATATTTATGTTTATAGCTTTGCTATAAGACCAGAAGAACACCAGCCTTCAGGTACTTGTAATTTTTCACGGATAGATTCTGCCCAATTAAACTTTTTCCTAAGGAACACCTCAAATTCACCTGGTAATTTAGATGGACAACCACAACAAGATTATAATGAATTACCAAGTTATACAGTTTATGCTCCATCATACAATGTGCTCCGTATAATGTCGGGAATGGCTGGACTTGCATACAGCAATTAAAAGTTAAAATTAATTAAATTTTAATTTTTCGTATTTATTTCTAAAAATAAAATGTTTTTAAAAAGTACACAAACCACTTAATCAGCAAAAATGGGAGGAGGACTTATGCAACTTGTAGCCTACGGTTCCCAAGATATCTACCTTACTGGTCAGCCCCAAATTACCTTTTTCAAGTCTGTTTACCGCCGCCACACCAACTTCGCCGTTGAGTCTATCCAACAGACCATCAATGGATCCGTTGCTTCTGGTGCTCGCGTAAGTGTCACTGTCAGCCGCAACGGAGATCTTCTCAAGTGCATCTGGTGCCAGTACAGCCCCAACCTACTTCTTACCGATGATGTTCAACAAGTTGCCAGCGATCTCAGTCACGCTCTCTTCCAACAGCTCGAGCTCGAGATTGGAGGCCAGCTCATTGATCGCCAGTACGGACTCTGGCTCACCATCTGGCGTGATCTCACTGAGGTTAACCCCACTGGTTCCCAAGGTGCTCTTGGACTTGCTGGTGCTGAACCTGGTATTAATATGCCCGGTGATGTTGCATCTACTCGTTACCAGCGTATGGCATATACTCATCAGGGTATAAGTGATGGCAATGTTTCTCTCGACAGTGCCCCCACTGAGGTGTATATTCCTATGCGCTTCTGGTTCTGCCGCAACCCTGGTCTTGCCATTCCTCTCATTGCTCTTCAGTACCACGAGGTTAAATTCAACATCCAGTTCGCTCTCGCAAGCTCTTACCTTTACGGTGGAGTTGGTACCAGCAATCTCAGTGCCGCCAATTTCAACGTGTATGCCGACTATGTTTACCTTGATACCACTGAGCGTCGCCAGTTCGCCCAGAATGCCCATGAGTACCTCATTGACCAGCTCCAGTACCAGTCTGAATCTGGTTCTGGTACCAGCACTGGAACCACCATCCGTCTCAACTTCAATCACCCCGTTAAGGAACTCGTCTGGGTTGGAACTCCTCTTTCACTTACTCAACAAGTCAGCTCTGTTACAGATGCCAATGTTGTTGGTGGAGCCACTCCTTCTGCTATTACCAGTGCATCTGATGGTGCTGCTTCTACCATGCTTACCAAGATTATTCTTAACGGTACCGATCGTTTCACCGCTCGTAACCTTAAGTATTTCACACGTAACCAAGTTTGGGATTGCCACACTGGTTTCGGTGCTACAGGTGTTGCTGATTCCATTGCTCTTTACAGCTTCGCTCTTCGCCCTGAGGAACACCAGCCCAGTGGAACATGTAACTTCTCTCGAATTGACACTGCCCAGCTCTGGTTCCAAGGTAATAACAGCGAAACCGTCAACCCCATTACCATCTTCGCCGTCAATTACAACGTGCTCAGGATTATGTCTGGTATGGGAGGTCTCGCATACAGTAATTAAAATTAAAAAATTAAATAAAATGTTTCTTAAAATTAAGAAAGTTCTAAAAAATATCTGTAACCTTTTTGTAAACATCAAGGATCTTGGGGAATCAATAAAATTCCTTATTCTTGTCTAGTAAACAGGAATAAAAACGTAAATTTACATTTCACCTTATTTAGGTTTGAAACAATGTAAGAAAAATGACAAATTGGTTAATTAAAATTTAAATTTAAAATTTAATTAATTCATTTTAAAATTATAAAAAGGTACCTTTATCGTTTAGTTGTCGTCTTTATAAAATAATAAAACTTTAAACTTTAACATTAAAAAATGAACGAATGTCTCTATTGCCTTCTTTTATTCTTTTATGTTCTGCCATACACTTCTTTTCCTGTTTCTTAGCATTTAAGTAATTATCATTTCCATAAAGTAACTTTTTACAACGTTCTTCGCCTATAATTACATTTAAAATATTTTCTACGGGACTTACTAATTGATGATCAAAATAATAAAGAGTATCAATTGGAATTTTATTTTGTTCAACATAAACAGGATCTTCTGTTTTTTGTGCTGATGTATCCAGTGGATTCCCTGTATTTATATATACAAAAGGTATACGATCACCTGGTTTAGGTGCTCCATTGGGATCACGAGCTCTCATTCTCTCAACTAAAGCGACATTTCCCATATTTGGCACTTCTTCGATTTTTTCAAAATTACCTGTTTTTTCTTTATTTATTTTTATTTCTTTGGTATGTACCCATAGATAAGGACCATTGGTATCTGGTTTATTATCAGGTAAACGTTGGGAATATACTTTTTCATACCCTTTATAATCATTTCGAAGAGTTTTAGAAAGTATTAATTTTTTTATTGGGACTTCACCTTTAAATAAACGATCTATATATTTTTTTGTTGCTTCTATACCCTTTTCCAAATTATTTTCAAACATTACTGGGTTAAGTATACCTGTAAGTGCCTCTTTTACATATGGACAATTATCACGACGAACTAAAGCAACACCCTTGGCTTCAATTTCTCCACTATGTTTTTTAGGATCTGTCCATTCAAGATACATATACCGTTTTTTTGCTACTAAAATTAATGGGTACATAAATTTTTCGAACTCAAGCTCTATAGGTTTTTTAAATGTTGCTGATATCCGTTTGGCAGCATCTTCAGCTACTTTGAACAAAGTTGTTAATGTTCCATCGGGATCAACTGGTTGGGGGAATATCACGTAACAACTATCCGTATTTTTTACTATCATTTGACCAATACCAGCTTGGAAGGTCCCATCTTCTGTTTCAAGATCATAAACATAATTTTGAGTTGGCCCTAAATTTATTATCCGTTTTACTTGTTTTTGATTATTAATAAAATCAGCAAATTTGTGGTATTTTAAAGAATAACAATCCCCATTATTGCTGTAATTTACCTCAACACTGTAGCCTAAACTTCTTGCTTGGATATACTTTTGTTGAACTAACACTTTATCAAATGGATGAGAAAACCCAGAATCAATAATTGTTACACCATCATAACTAAAAGACGCAATTGGAAATTCAATTGCTTTTATATCTTCTGGGAAACTATGAAAAAGTAAAGTATCTTTACTAAGTTGTTCTGGTTTTATTTGTTCTAATTTTTCAGTAAGCAATGAATGATCTTCAGTTACATCAACTACACCTGTATGTGTTAATACACGGTACATATTTTTATTACAACGATGGCGAATTGTTCTTTTTAAAGGACTCCATCCATGCGCTGTCCATACTTCTAAAAGAGCTTCTCGTGGCGGAATACTTTGTTCTTTGTTAAAAAGCCCATCTTCATCTGATTTAAATTGGGGATAAGGTTCAGATTCAGATAAATTGAAAAGTTCTTGGATTTCAATTGTTCGAATGTTTCCATTTTCACGAATTAAAACAGGTGTATCGGCACTAACACTGTCACCGTACACAATCTCACACTGGAACATTTCTTTGGCGTGTTTTTGTGTTTGTTCAATCATAAGTCTTCCTTTTGCTGTTACTGATTGTGATATTCCCAAACACGGTAAAGCTCCTATGGTTGCTCCAGTAAATCCATAAATTGAATTCATGGAAACTTTTATGGCTAATTGCTTAGCATTTAAAACCATCTTTACAAATGGGTCAGTGCTCGCGTTCATTTCTTTTTTAGCTATCTTCCGGTTTTTCCATAAATTTTGTAAAATATCAACTAAAATTGCTTCTTTATTTTGAACAAATGTAAAAACCAAACCTTCTCCACAGTTTATAGTTGAATATTCAACTCCTGGTAAGTTAAGGTATTTTTCTTCAAAAACTATGGTTGAATAACATAAACGAAAACTTATCATTATACTTGGATACAGACTAGCAAAATCCAAACCACAAACTGGTCTGGTGTAATACCCAATATTTGCTTCCAAAACAGTAGCACCCTGAAATTTACCATCGGTTTCTAATTTAGGTAATACTGGTATGAGATAACCAGCTTTACGTGTTTCATATGCTATTTGGCTAAATACCTTTATAGATTGACCACGGGTTATTAGGTACTCAATTGGAACTCTGGTTACTTTAGCCATTTCTATATGATTTGGTAAAACAGCAAACTTTTCAAATAACAACAAACATAAATTTGTATCTTGAACACAGTATTTTCCAACTATAGTCCTCTTTTCTCTTGTCCCCAATCGAGGATCCCAAGCTTCAAAGATTTCTTTGGGACTAACATCATCTTTACCTTCACCTACAAAGTGTTCACCAACATAATTGAGTTTGTAAGATTCCAATTTAAAATCTTTTTTAATAACTTGGAGGAGATCTATATGGGTACGTCCATAAATTTTAGTCATTTTCCAATCATTAAATCCAGATTGTTGATTATTTAAAACTTTCTTTTCTATTTCTGTTTTTTTGAAAGTTAATTTGGACTGATAATTGAAAAGATGTTCAATTTGTAATACTTGGGCACGCTCAAATAAAAATCCATTGTCAAATCCGAAGATGTTGTACCCTACTATGATGTCTGGATCAGTGTCTCTTATAAATGTAGCATATCCAATCAATAATTTCTTTTCAGAAGGGTATTGTATGACTATAGTATTTTCAACGGCATCACATGTTCCCAAATTAAAAAGATAATTTGTTGTTTTCTTACTAACGGTGTCTTTAATAATACAACAAATTTGTGTAACTCGGTCATTCTTTTTTAAAGCATTAGGAAAAGATCCATCTTCACTACACGCTTCTATATCAAAATAAAGTATTCGAATATCACTTATTTTAGTTTCATTTTCGGTATATTGAAATACATTTGTCCATTTGCATTCAAAATAAGATTCTGATTCATCTAAACTGTAATCAGTAACTCTAATCCACCCAGCAGTAAGAATATCCCTAAGATGTGTAAAACGAAGTATGGGATCAATATTTGATTCATAAAGATCGAAACGGTATTCTTTTCCACCAACTTGGTAACTGTTTTTTTCAATTTGATATTTGGCACTACGCATACCACGAGAACTATAGAATGATAATTTGAGAAACTTTCGAATTTTATTATTTTCAAATCCATAAAAACGTTTCCGTTCTAGGAACTCTACTGATTTTATAGAACGAATGTTTAAAATTTCTTTAACAGTGTAAACACATGCTGAATTCCATGTATTTGGGACTTCTATAAAAAAGAATGGATTAAATCCATTAATACAAAGTGTAATTGAACTCCCACTTTCATCAACTCCAAAGGCAAAAATTTTGTAAACTGAAAATCCAGTATCTTCTTCAATATCATCACAATACCAATCCAAAGTTTGAAATATTAAATTTTTGTTAATTGATAATTCTTTGTTACGTGCTTCCCAGCTCATTTCTTTCTTAAAGCTTTAACGCACCAATTTTTAAATGGGTTTTCCTAATTAAAAAAAAATAAAAGTTCTTACCAAGAACGTTTTAATGAAAACACCAATTATTATATTATGCAGTGTGGTTACTATTTATTTATTTTATAAATTTATTTATGATGGAACTGAACATGTCCAAAGTATTGTTGATGGCCAATATTATAAAGTTAGATCTGGTAATGATAAAGATGAAAAAGCAAATCTTTTAGCTATTATGAATACAAAACTAAATGTAATAGTTGATAGTCTTAAAAATTCAAATTATGTTTCACAACAAAATGTTCAAAGACTTATTAGAAATTGGAATAAGGGAGTTACTATCAAAGAAATAGGAAAAATGGAATCAGATGCTGCTTATGTTATTAATAAGCAGTATATGTCATTTTGTTTACCAGAAGGTACATCAAGCACTTTAGATAATTTAAATTTAATGACCTATGTAGGAATTCATGAACTTTCACACATTATGTCAAGTGAAATAGGACATGGAGAGGAATTTATAAAAAATTTTGAATTTTTATTAAATTATTCTAAAACACTGAATTACTATGATCCTATACTTAAACAACAAATGCCACTTTATATTCAATTAAATAAATTAAATACGGCTGATAATTATTGTGGCGTTCCATTGGTAAATTCCATAAATTAATTTAATTTAATTTAATTTTAATTTTAAATTTAAAATAAAAGGAATATTTATACAATGTTTCTTTCATTTGGTAAGAAAAGACGATCTCGGAGGGTCAAAAGTACACGTAAACCACCCGCAGCTCTCCTGAAACGGTGCCGTAAATACCGTATTAAAACAATAATGAAGAAGGGTGGTAAACGAGTTTATCGTTCTGTTCGTTTACTTAAGAAACTCTTGGCACGTAAGATTCGTAAACACAAGAAAGCTAAAAAGACCAAGAAGGCCAAGAAAGTTAAAAAGGCCCATAAAGTAAAGCGTAAGGTACACACCCGCCGTCGTCGTGCAATGGGTTTTGGTTCCAGTTCCGTTATGGGATACTCTTTTGATAACCCAACCAATTATGGATACAATCAGGAAGTTAAACAATATCCCCAAGCACTTTCCCAATCCAGTATGGTTTCTAATGAACGATTAAATATTTCTCGCCCAGATGGAATGGGACTCGGTAGCAGTGATCTCCCTGTTTATGGAGTTTACCGAAATTTCTTTGGTCAGGAGGTCCCCACCCAACTTCCACCAAACTGGGATTTTATGGGCCAACCAGATGGATCTTTATTCCCAGTTGGAGCTCCATTCCAAAGCTACAAAACACCTATTGCCTTTGGTAAGAAACGCCGTTACCGTAAATCAAACCGAAGTGCATGCAGCCGTCTTAAAAAGAAATCTTGCTCTGCATCACCTCTTTGTCATTATACTAAGGGTCGGGGATGTCGCCGGAAATCAGCTAAGAAAGCACCTAGTTATTCTATGAGTGCCGATGATGACCTTGGTGCTTACGCCAATGAAGCAGGTATTAGTTTCTTTGGACGCCGTCGTTACAATGTTCCAGGATCCGTTTGTAATAAACTTAAAAAGAATGTTTGTCGGTCCAGTCCCAGTTGTACCTACACCCGTAGGGGATGCCGTCGTCGTTCTGGAACCAAAAAGGGGCTAGTTTATGAAGGACCCTCACTTGCTTTTGGTAAGAAACGTCGTTGCCCTAAAGGGTGTGGTAAGAAGGTTCGCCGAGTTGTTAAAGCTAAAGTTGAATCATCTTACCCATTACCCCGAATGGTACCAGCTAGTGATTTAGATTTTGGAAGTCGTCGCTGAGCAGGGTTTGGTGGTTTTTAAAATAGTGCATGAAAATTAGCTTAGCTACTAGTTGAACATCAAATATAAAATATTAAAAATCAATTAATTTAAGTTGTTCAATAACACTGGGTGTAATTTTTTTAGGATAAATAATATTAAATACTAAAATAACATTTTTAAGTTGGTATCCATCATTATGTTTTATAATATCATTGATGGTAATAACATGGTCTACTCCAAAAGGATCTTTAAAGTTTTTAGAAAACCCAATTAAAGATTCTTTTAAAGAAATATCAAAATTACAATATAATTTTTTATCCTTAATAAAATATGGTTTTTCTATTGTTAAATTAACATTTATATAAGGGATGCTAATTTTTGTTTGTTTAGGTGCTATATTTACATTTATCATCTTTTTAATAACTCCATTTTCACATAAATGACACCCTTGGTTGTAACCATCTCCAGTACATTCTAAACATGTATCAAATAAAGGTCCGTTGTATGTTAATGAAAAACCAGTTCCAGCACAATTAGTACACATCTTTTGTTCACAAAAACATCGTTCTTTAAAGGGTATAGTTTTAGTAGTTCCTAAAAGATATTCTTGTGCCGTTAAACTAATAAATATTTCAGATTTTATCTTTTGTGGAGGTGGGAAATTTACTGTAAAATTTTTTAAAATTGTTGAAAAGAGATCATCTACTTTTTTAAAGGAATATTCACTCTTTTCATTTTGAAAATTTTGTTTAATGTATTCTTTTGATAAGTATTCATAAGCATTGTTTATTTCAGAAAATTTAGCATTGGTGTTGTCTTTATTTTTATCAGGGTGATATTTCATCGCTAATAACCTGTATTGTTTCTTTAATAAATTTTCATCAAATTCTTCGGGTAATTCTAATATATTACGTGCTTTTAATACATTCATTCAAATGGGATATACCCTTCTGAATAAACTTATTACCTTTTTTCAACACTTTTAACGCTTTGATGTTTTACGTTTTAGTTTACGCATTTTTTGTTTAATTTGTTTCATAAGAACTTTAAGACTTTTGCGAACTCTACGTCCACCAACTTTTTTAGTTGTTTTAATCTTAAGTCGTTTACAAAGTTTGCGAATTTTAGCTGGAATCTTACTTGTTTTACGAGTTTTACGTCGTTTATAATGGCGACGACGGCGTCCAAATGAATAACATTCCTTTTTTAGAGAATTATAATGTCTAAATCCACGGTATTTACAATCTAATTCAGATTCTGGTCGTGGTTCATTTTTTTCTCTTTTTATTGGTCTACAATTTCCATTTCTAAAAACCATCCCTTCACCACAATCAGGTTGTATATCTTCATTTTTTTCAATTTTTTCAGCTTTAACAATTGGAGCGGGTTTTAAAATTTCTGATTTATTTTTTTTAAAAAAATCAGCAACACATTTAACATATTCTTTTTCATTTTTATTAACACAGTTGTGTTTAGGACCAAACCAATCTTCCTTTCCAAACTTATAACGGCGTCCAAACATTAATTCAGATGCTTCCTCCATAGCTTGTTTTTTAAGATCGGTATTTTGGCGGATTGGGCCACTCCATCTTAGGTTTTCTCCAATAGTTCCTTTACGTGCTTGGCACCGATTAACATTACCACCAACCCAAGAACAATTGAGTTGATTACGGCAATCAGCTTCATTCATCATTTTACATTTTTCAGATAATGATTCTGCAATTGGAGAAACTGGTATTACTGGTGGAGGTGGTTTGATTGTTTCTAAATCTGGGGTAAGAGCAATAACGTACTTCATGTACATTCCACTAGTACTTGCTATACTATATGGAACAGATCCTCCTACACGCGCCTGACATCTATTGTTTTTTCCACCAGACCAATTACATGGATACATACCATCAACGTTATAATTCAAACATGTATTAATATCCTTGGGTAAAAGTGTTGAACAACCACTTCCAAATGAATAACATTCCCTTTTTAGAGAGTCATAATGTTTAAATCCACGATATTTACAATCTAATTCAGATTCTGGACGTGGTCCACTTGTTTGTCTTTTTATTGAGCGACATTTTCCATTTCTAAAAACCATTCCTTCACCACAATTTATTGGTTTAAGTGCTTTACCAGCCGCTATCTCAGCAGCCAAATCACCTAAACCATTTACACCATCTGTAAACGGTGCCTTTGAAATAGTTTTAATAATTTCTTCTGCTTGTTTGGGTTCAACATTTATTTGTTCTGCGATTTTGGGGGCTATATCTTCAGCTGCTTGAACTGCTGCTTCATGTGCTTCTTCGGGTGTTCCACCAACAGCTAATACATTAGTAGAAGCTGCATCAGCTGCAGCGGCAACACCAGCGGCTAAAATAGCTTCTGGTGGTGCACTTGTTTTTTCAGCAGCTTTAACACCTGCTTTTGCTGCATCCATTACTTGAGCATTAACCATGGGAACTAATCCTTCAGCAACCATGTTAGCATAACCACGAGCTCGGCGACAACCACGACGCTTAACATAATTACATCCTTTTGTAGTTTTACAGGTACTACGTTTTAGTTTGTTGCATGGTGAACCCTTAACATTGTAACGCCGAACTGGTTTACGACGTTTTGGTTTTACACCGAATAAAAATTCCATTAAAAAGTTCTTAAAAAGAACCGATATTTTTTTAAAAGATTTTTAAATTTAATTTTATTTAGCAAAACCCTTGAGGGTTTGTTCCGCGGCAATTTGTTCAGCTTGTTTCTTACTTTTTCCCCAACCAGTTGAATACATAATTTCATTTATAGTAACAATAACCTGAAACATCCTATTATGAGGTGGACCATCTGTACTAACAAGTTGATATTCTGGTGTAGTTCCATAAACTTTTTGAGAATATTTTAAAAGAATATCTTTAAAATTATCTTCAAATAATACTTCAGTAAAATCTAAGGAATCAATTAAAGATGTTACAAATGAATCTACTGCTTCATAACCTATATCTTTAAAAATAGCTGCCAATAATGCCTCAA